AGTAAGGTAGTCCCGAATAAACCTATCGCACGGAGCCACAGCCATGAGCACACGTAAGAAGGTAGTCATCAGCGCGGACGCGTTCGATGAGGTCGCGCAGAAGCTCGGAGCCGGCCAACTCCTGCACGTGTTCCGCGGCGCCAACCTCGAGGACGCGCGGTCACTGGACATGGTCGATATCGTCCTGACGCGCGAGCCGGGCGACGACGATGCAGCCGATGCGGGCGACGATTACGACGACTGGCACGTGGATGAACTGCGCGCCGACGCGTCCGACCTCGACGTTCAGCGCGCCGATGGCGGCGATGGCCCGCCGCTGAAGGCGGACCTGATTGCCGCACTACGGAAGCGTGACAGTGTCGGTGCGTGAGTGAACGCCGAACAGCTCGCAGCGCTGGGCCAGAATGCGCAAGCGTTCGCAAAGACGTATTGCGCTTTGACGGACGCGTTGCGAGCTGAAGGTGTGCCCGAGGATGTAGCACGTCGCGAGGCACGCGCCACGGCTGCGCTGATGGCCGTACTCCCTGAGCATCGCGACGGTGAGCCGTGCCCGCTCTGCGGACAGTAAAACCTCTAAAGGAGGGCGTCGATGCAGGTCCGAGGTAATAACTACAGCATTACGGTAGAGCGCGAGTTTCACGAGTTTCACGTGCTGGAAGAAACTGACCCGAATTGGCGGTTCGTAGACGCCAGCGGGCACGTCCACACGTACGCCCCCGATGGCTCAGTCCCGACGGTTGAGTCGGTTTCACTCGGCACATACTGGTGCGAGGGCTGTTGCGATGAACATGAGGACTTCGAGACGCGGTGCGTACGCTGCGGCGAGCGTGTTACGCCGGGTACACGGGCCCCCAGTGGCCCAACGCGCATCCCGGGGCTGACGACAGTCACGGCGACGTTCACGCATCGCTTCGGCGACTACGGCCGCATAGCTGACGCTTTCGTTACAGGCGAACGATTGGACATCGACCTGCCAGACGCGAATGTGCGACTGGTCGGGGCGCGTGTTGTCGAATGCGATACGGACCTGCTGACCGGCGAGGGTAGCGTCACCGTGATAGCGGAGCAGGTCGCTACCCTGTGACCACCGCCGTCCTGAACGCCAGCCCCGGCAAGCCACGTTCGCGGATGTACCAGATCGCAGCGCGGATCGCCAAGCGGTTCGAGCCTGCGGTTGCCAAAGCCTTCCTCGATGCAGTGCAGAAGCTCATTGACCAGATAGACGATGCGGCGCTGCTGTCGGCGATAGCGGGGGGTAACGCCGATGTCATTGCGGCTGCGGTCGCGTCCGGTGGTACGCTGCACTCGCTGCTGGAGGCGGGCGACATCGAGCGCGCGTTCCGCCACACCGCACAGGCCACCGGCCGTGCCACGGCTGACGTGCTGTCGAGTGTTACCGGCCTGTCCGCTGACTTCGCCGTGTTCCACCCGAACGTGGTTCTCTACGCACGCACACAGGCCGGCACACTGATCGTGAACATCGCCGATGACGTACGTGAGGCCATCCGCATCGTGCTGGCGATCGGGCAGACGCAGGGTCTCACGACCGTGCAACAGGCACGAGCAATACGCGAGGTCGTGGGCTTGCCGCCGAACTGGGCCGCCGCCCCGAGCAACCTTGCGCAGGAGTTACGGGAAGGCCGGTTCACACCGACGCGCCGGATGAGCGCAGTGGACAAGGCCCGGATACGCTCACGCATCGCGAAGGGCACGGTCGACGAGGCGTTCATTGCCGAGATGCAATCGAAGTACACGCTGAGTCTGCGGAACCGGCGGGCGCTGAACATTGCGCGCCACGAGACGTTGACCGCATCTCACCACGGCCAGCATGAGGCGTGGTCCGGCGCAGTGAAGGATGGCGTCCTGCCCTCCACCACGCGGCGTATGGCTATAGTTACGCCCGACGACCGTTTGAGAGATACGCACGCGGCGATACCGGGCATGAACCCCGATGGTGTGGGCATGAATGAGCCGTTCCAGACGCCGTTCGGCCCCGTGCTGAACCCGCCATTTGAAATACTGTGCAGGTGCGGGGTCGGCCTCTCGTTCCCGGGGTACGAGGGCGTGCTCTGAACACAACTGTTGACATATCCCGTAGTCGGTATATAGGTTTCACGCGTTGACCTGACAGGTCGCACCCGTCCCATGAGGCGGCATCCTTCTTCGGAGGGGTGTCGCCTTTTGCGTTTACGCAAGGAACGCGATGGATCACATCACGCTCGCAGTGCATGCGTCAGGGCCGTCCCGCAGCGAAACGCTGATGGACCGGCCTTTCCGCGTCGTGCCCGCAGTACTCGTCCAATCGCAGATCCTGAACAACAATCTCGGCACCACCTTCCTGCCGCTCGAATCGCTCACCGACGAATGGGCTGAGTCCGCGAATGGTGCACCCGTCGTCGTGAATCACCCGACTGCACGTGGTGGATACCCCATCAGCGCACGCTCACCCGCAGTGCTGAACGTGAGCGGGTGCGGTCTGATCTTCGGTGCGAAGATCGAGAACGAGAAGCTGGTCGGTGAGGTGTGGATCGACGAGGCGCGCAGTGCCGCCGTGAACGGGCTGGCGCCGATCCTCGAGAAGCTGGACAACGGCGAGACCGTGGAGCTCTCCACTGGGTTCCCCGTGTTCATCGATCGCACACCGGGCGTGCACAACGGCAAGAAGTACGATGCGGTGATCCGCCCCGGTGGCGGGCTCGACCACCTCGCGATCTTCGCCGACCAGATCGGCGCGTGCAGCGTGAAGGACGGTTGCGGACTCGCGGCGAACCACGATGGCGACTGCGACGTGCAGGACGCGTTGCCCACACCACCGAATCCCATCGAGGCGTCGAAGGACACCGCATGGCAGCGCTTCGTCATGGCTGCTGCACGCGCGCTCGGGCTCCGCAAGGCTGAACACGAGAGCGATGAGGACCGCCGTTCCGCCGTACGCTCGGCACTGTCCGAGAAGTTCGGTGGTGACGACAAGTTCGTCTGGGTCGAGTCGATGGACAGCACGTCCAACTCGGTCGTGTGGGAAGTCGAGGGCGACGGCGATGCCGGTCTGTTCCAGGCTTCGTTCACGATGGGGGAGGATGGCAGCATCACACTTGGTGATCCCGTGAAGGTACGCAGGGTCACCACTTTCGAGCCCGTAGCGAACGCGGGCGATCATTCACAGGAGGCAGATATGAACCGTACGCAGATGATCGCCCAGCTGGTCGCGGCCGGGCCGCTGGACGAAGCCGCGCTCTCCAAGCTGAGCGATTGCCAGCTCAAGGCGCTGGCCGCACCGCCGGCAGCGAACGTGGAGGAGCCGAAGGGCGACGGCTGGGACAAGGCCCGCGAGTACCGCGCTGAGCTCGACGCGCTCAAGGCTCAGACGGCCAACGCGGTCGAGAGCGAGCAGAAGGAGCGCACGCGTCTGCTCGACGATGTGCTGTACGCGAAGGAAAGCCCGTGGACGGACGACGAGGTCAAGGCCATGGGCATCAACGAGCTGCGGAAGGTGCACGCCGCGCTCTGCCGCAAGTCGGCCGACTACACCGGCCGTGGCGGGCCGCGCGCGGGCAATGGTGCGCCCGTGCTCCGCTTCGCGAGCATCATGGATGGTCCGGCCGGGTCCAGCGTTCTCGACGGTAAGGAGGCGAACTGATGCCCCGCAAAGTGATTCTGCTGCGGGGTAACGCCCGCGAGGAGAGCGGCATTGCCGACGCGACCATCACGCCCGGCATGCTGCTGGAGTTCGAGACCGCCAACGGCCTGTCGCCGCATGCAGGGGCGGGCGCTGCTGCTGCCGCGATCTTCGCCCGCGCTGCGCACGAGGATGATGGCGACGGCATCGACGACAACATCGCGTCCGGCAGTGAGGTGACGGCGATCTACCCGGAGAAGGGCGCCAAGATCAACGCCGTGACCGATGAGACGATCGACCGCGGCGAGTTCGTCCAGTCGGCGGGCGACGGCAAGGTCGCGCTGTTCGACAGCGGTGTGATCATCGGCGTCGCATCAGCGGCGTCAGACCTGTCCGGCACGGTGGGCCGTGTCGAGATCATCATCATCTGAGGGAGACCGCAACCATGGCTGATCAGACTCTGGGTAGCGGCCTCATTTCGAGGGTGCCGCGTCACTTCATCCGCGATGGGGTGATCAACAAAGCCGCCATGTATGGCGAGCTGATCGAGAATCGCACGCTGCGCGAGGACGAGACCGTACAGATCGAGGAAGCACTGACGCGTGTGGCGCGCCGCGACCTGCGCGCGGTCGCACGAATCCGCGCGGCAGGGCTCACCAAGTCGCTCCGCAACATCGGCGTTACGTCGTACGAGTTCGATCGGGTGAGCCCGGTCGGTGAGGCGACGCAGTCCATGTCGATCCTGAATCTGGGCGACAAGGACCTCGTCGAGTTCAGCCGCTCGTCCATCCCGGTGCCGGTGACGGCATCGCAATTCGCGATGGACGCGCGGATGCAGGCGGCGGGCAACACGCTCGGCGAAGGCGTCGACACGACGAACGTGGAGGAGCACACGCGTTCCGTCGCGGAGAAGCTGGAGGACACGCTCGTCAATGGCAGCGCGGTCGTGCTCGGCGGCAACGGCCTGCCGGGCTACACAAATTTCGCCAGCCGCGAGACGCTGTCATTCAGCGATGCAGCATGGCCGACCGCGTCCAGCATCCAGAGCGCGGTGACGGACGTGATCGCGGCACGCACGGCGCTCCGTGACAACGGGTTCACGGGTCCGTACGACCTGCTCCTGCCGGCGAACTTCGATGGCGTGCTCGACGAGGACTACGACACGCACACAGTCCGCACGCTCCGCGAACGGCTGCTGGCCATCGATGGCATCACGAGCATCGAGATCGTGCCGGCACTGCCCGACGACAATGTGGTGCTGGTGCAGATGACGGCGAGCGTCGTGCAGATGGCGGTCGGTCAGGACATCACGACCGTGACGTGGGACACGCACGGCGGGCTCGCCATGCACTGGGCGATCCTCGCGGTCATGGCGCCCGCGCTCAAGGCTGCGTTCGCGCGCAACCCGCTCAAGGACGGGACACTGCCGGCGCTCACGACTGCGGCCGGTATCGCGCACATCTCTTAGGACGCCCGGTCTCTGCACGTCACCGCTCTTGTGCGGGGCGTGCAGGCGGGGCACGCACGGACAGGACGGTCATGAGTACAGCAGCAATGGAAGTAGCGAAGGAGAAGCATGACGCGCAGGTCGAGGCGAATCGCGCGCTCGGCATCGTGTCGTACGAGAGCAAGGGCCGACAGGCGGACGCGGTCTACGAGGTGACGGAAGGCCGGCACCGTCTGCCGGACGGTACGGTCCTCACGCCCGGCAAGCGGTTCCACCCGCTGGAGCGGCAGGTGACGGGCGGCAAGCGCGGACGTAGTACGCTGGCCGGCAAGGCGCGCGAGATCACGGCCACGGAGCGGCGCGGTATTGCGCCCAGCCGTACCACGGTCGCGGGCGCGGACATCGGTATCCGCACGGTCCCCATGACCAACCACGCGATGAACCTCGCGCTCGATGCGCAACTGTCCGTCGAGGACTTCAAGGGCATCGAGCCGGCGCATGAGCAGGGATACACGAAGGGTCAGGTCGAGGACATCATCGCGCGTCGGGCCCAGAGCTGACGGCAGGTTCTGGCAGGGATGTCCATCAGGGGCTGGTCGCGTCTCGTGCTGGATGCGCCAGCCCCTGAGTGCAAAGGGGAGCCATGCGCGTAACGAGCGCTGAAGTCATAGCCGTCATGGGCGGCACCAACACGCTCGATGCCACGGTGATCGATGCACTGATTGTCGACGCGTCCGCATGGGTAACCGCGCACGTCACGGGCAGTGAGGCCACGCTCACGTCGATCGAGAAGTACCTGACTGCGCACCTTGCCACACTGACCGCAGAAGGCACGGACGGCCAACTGGTGGCCAGTCAGCGGGGCGATGTATCGGAGCGGTACGCGGAGCGGAAGGGCGACACGAACGGCGCCACGAGCTACATCCGCATCGCGGCCAGCTTCGACCGTACGGGCGTCGTGGCTGAGTACTGGCTGGGCAAGCGTCGCGTGCTGTTCAAGGTCGGGACGGGCTACGCCGACGAATGAGCCCGCGCATCCTTCGCACCACGCAGCGTCTGCCGCTCTTGACGCTTCAGTACGAGGTCCAAACGGGCGTCGACGGTCAGGGCAAGCCGTCCTACGACTCGGCGGTGGACCTCGACGCCAATGTCGTGGAATACGACGCGGCGCAGTTCGGTCGCGGTGAACAGTACGTGATTGCGGATGACGGGTCGCGCGTGGAGACACCACTGACGCTGTACGTGCGCGGGGATTCGTCGGTAGTACCGGCCACGAAGGCGCGCGTGACACTGGCAGATGATCGCCGGTTCATTGTGATGGAAGTCAAGCCGGTAGCGGGGCTCATGCGGTTGCACACGGAGCCTGACCATTACCGCGTCCGCTGCAAGGTGGAATGATGCGAGTGCGCTTCAAGGGATTGGCCGCGGCAGTACGGAAGATTGAAGTGCTCGCACGCGCTACGGGTGACGCACACGTGTCCGGTATGCGCGTGATCGGGGAGAGCATCAAGACGGACGTCGCGGCCAGCCGGCCGGGCGCTGGCGTCCCGCGCGATCAGGGGCCACTCGCCGCGAGTCTCCGTGTGACCGGCCCTGACGCGCGCGGTGCCGTGCGCCTGACCGCTGGCGGTGCGGCTGCGCCCTACGCGCTCCGGCAACATGAGGAACTGAGCTATCGCCATACGGTCGGCGAGGCTCGGTACTGGGTCCGCGGCCTCGAGCGGTTCCTCGCGGGCGGTGGCGCGACTACAGCGCTCCGTGAGAACGCAGCGGCCGGTATCCGTGCAGCGAAGCGCGCATGAGCATTGTCGACGACGTACAGGCCTATCTCGCGACTGCGGAGATCGTCGACGGGTCGAGCGAATGGCCCAGTGTGCGTCGCAACGTGCACGACGGCAGCGACCGCTTGGTGATTGTCACGGAGGATGGCGGGCTGCCACCGGAGACGCCATCGCCGAGCGGTATCGGTGACAGCGCGTTCATGGAGCCGGCAGTGCAGGTGCGGGTGCGCGGCGAGCCGTGGGACAGCGACAGCGCGTCAGCCAAGGCGCAGGAGGTATTTGATGCGCTGCACGGGTTCATGCGCGGCGAGTTGAACAGTGTGTACTACATCCGCGTAGCCGCACAGACATCGGCGCCGGTGTTCATTGGGTTCGACACGAATGGCAGGCCAGAGTTCACGATCAGCTTCCGCGCGCTTCGCACGGTGGCGTAACCAGGGGGAGACGCTATGCCCGCAATATCTGCGCACGGAAGCACGTTCCAGTTTGGCAGCGACATGGTCGGTGGCTTGACCAGCATCGGGTTGCCCGACCAGTCGAAGGAGACGGTCGAGGTCACGAGCCACAGTTCGGCCGGCTGGCGGCAGCGTCTGCCGGGGTTGCGCGATGGCGGCACAGTCACGCTCGGCGCACGGCTATTCCCCGACGACGCGGGACAGCAGGCGCTCGATGACAACTACAACGCGGACAACACGCTACTCGACTGCGTCATCCAGACGCCGCCGGACGAGGATGGCGATTACGTGTACTGGACGTTCCGCGGCTACGTAAGTGCTACGGGCGGCGAGCTGCCGTATGACGATGCGGCCGAAGTCAACTGGACCATCCAGATCGATGGCGAGGTCAACCGCTACACGACCGCGAGCATCTGATAATGCCACCAGCATCGGGCGTGAAGATCAAGCTGAACGGGAAGCAGGCAACGCTCCGGTACACGATGCCCGCGCTCAACCGGCTGGAGGATGAGCGCGGCGGCGAGTCACTGGGCGAGACGCTGTCTAGGGCGGGGCAGATGTCGTCGCGTGCAATCACTGCGCTCGTATGGGCGGGCCGTCTGCACGAGGACGCTGACCTGACCATGGACGCAGTCGCCGAATCGATCGCACCGCCGTTCACAGGGCTCGTGCTGTCCATCACGGAAGCGCTCACTCCGTGGTTGAAGGACGATGCCGATGAGGGAAAAGCGCCGGCCGCAAGCTGACGCCCACGCAGTACTGGGCGCACTGTGTTGCGGCGGGCATCTCCGACGAGTTGCTGGATAGGACGACGCCGGTAGAGTGGGCGGCGCTGCTGGAGGCGATCGCAGAGCGGGACCGTGAGCACATGAAGCACGCGCAGTTCCACGCGGGCATTGTCGCGGCCGAAGTGCGGAACACGATGCGGAGCAAGGACACCGACCGCATATGGACGGCAAAGGATTTTCTGCCGAAGGAGGACGGCGAGGAACCCGAACCGGAACAGCGTATCACCCGACTGCTGGAGCCGAAGTACTTGAAGCGCGAGATGGACAACTTCGCAAAGTCGCACAACCGCTCACGGAAGGCTCGCTGACATGGCAGGGACAGTAGTCGGCCAAGCGGTTCTGGAGTTGCTCGGGGACAGCGCGCAATTCCGCTCCGAGATGGACAGGGCTGCGGCGCGGTTCAAGGCGCTCGGCTCTGAACTCTCGTCCATGGGCGGTGCGCTCACGCGTGCGGTCACGCTCCCGCTCGCGGGGCTGGGGCTCGCTGCCGGCAAGGCGTTCATCGACTTCGAGTCGAGCTTCGCCGGTATCCGCAAGACGATGGACCTCACTGAAGCCGAGTTCGGTCGGCTCGCGCAGGCGAACCGCGACATGGCCAAGACGCTGCCCGTATCCGTCAATGAACTGAACCGCATCGGTGAACTGGCCGGACAGCTCGGTATCCGTGGTGTGGCGAACGTGCTGAAGTTCGAGGACACGATCGCCAAGCTGGCCGTCACGACAGACCTGACAGCGGATCAGGCCGCGCTCGCGTTCGCCCAAATATCGAATGTGCTGCAACTGCCGCAGGACCAGATCGACCGGCTCGGTTCCACGATTGTCGATCTCGGAAACAACTTCGCCACCACCGAATCGCGCATTGTCGACTTCACGCAGCGCATTGCGGGCGCGGGCAAGATCGCGGGCCTGACTGCTGGTGACGTTGCCGGTATCGGCGCGGCGTTCGCGTCCATGGGCGTAGAAGCGGAGGCCGGCGGTAGTGCCGTGCAGAAGGTTCTGATCTCGATGCTCGGCGCGGTCTCGCAGGGCAACGAGGAACTGGACGTGTTTGCACTGACGGCCGGCATGACGGCGTCAGAGTTTGCGGCTGCGTTCCAGCAGGACGCGGCGGGCGCGTTCGCGTCGTTCGTCGAGGGGCTCGGACGGCAGGGCGATGCGGCCATTGGCACGCTCGAGGAATTGGGGCTACAGGACCAGCGGCTGATCCGCGCGTTCCTGGGCGCTGCCGGAGCGGGCGACTTGCTGCGTCAGGCGATTGACCGTGGCAATATCGCGTTCATCGAGAACACAGCGCTGACCGATGAGGCGGCCAAGCGGTTCGAGACGGCGGCCAGCCAATTGACCGTGTTCTGGAACCGGCTCAAGGATGTCGCAATCACGTTGGGCGCCGCGCTGGTGCCCGCCCTCACGAGCGCGCTGGACGCATCGCAACCGTTCCTCGACGTGCTGGCCGGAATGGCGAACACGTTCGCAGCCATGCCGAAGCCGCTCCAGACGGCAGTGATCGGCATCGCAGCACTCGCCGCCGCACTGGGGCCGATGCTCATCGTGGCCGGTGCTGTTGTGAGTTCGTTCGGCGCGTTGGCCGCGTTGGCGGGTGGGATCGGTATTTCGCTCGCGGCGCTCGCCATACCCGTCGCGCTGGCCGTGGTGGCGTTCGGGGCGCTGGTCGCTGCGGGCGTGGCGATCGTCGACAACTGGCGCATCATCAAGTACGAGGTCAGCCGCATGGTGGACAGCATCCGCGATGCGCTGGTGAACCGCTTCAATGCCATCGTGGAGAGCGTGCGCGGCAAGGTGGATGCCGTTACCGGGTTCTTCCGCAATATGTACGAGGCCGTGGTCGGCAGTTCCTACGTGCCGGACATGATTGAGGGCATCGGTCAGCACTTCCGGCGGCTGCATGATCTCATGGTGATCCCCGCAGAGTTGGCGACCGATGTGGTGAGCGCCGAGATGCGGGACATGATGGCCGTCACGCAGCAGACGTTCAGCAGCGCAACGGACGCGATCGCCAACTTCGCGATGGGCAGCAAGAACGCGCTGCACAACTTCGTCGTATCCGCGATCCGCGACATCACGCGGCTAATCGTGAAGCTGCTCGCGCTGCGGGCGCTCCAAGCGGTCGTAGCGCCGAGTTCGTTCCTCGCCACGGCACTCAATATCCCCGCTCGGGCGTCTGGCGGCCCCGTCATGCGCGATAGGGCCTACATGGTGGGTGAACGAGGCCCGGAGCTGTTCGTGCCCCGTACAGCGGGCAGCATCGCGTCGAATAGCGCGGTTCGGGCAGCGGGCGGAACACAGGCGCCGTTTGTATTCGACTTTTCGGCCTTCCCTGCTGCCCGAAATCCGTTGGAGGCCGCGCGTGATGCGGACTGGCAGCGGTTCCTGCGCACCTCTGGCGATGTAGCGACGTCGCAGGGCTACACGTTCCGCTGATGCAGCGCGATTCCGGCTTCATGTACACTACGGCAGACTCCACGGAAGTCATGCACTCCGCACACCTGTGGCTGCGCGAGGGGTCCATTGCGCAGGTGCAGACGCGCTACCGTAACGTGGCACTCGACCAGCGCACCATCGACGTGGTACGCATTGCGGGCGGTGCAGAGGAAGCGGAGGGCGTGATCCGGTTCGACAATGATCCCGAGGGCTTGCTGGCCATGCTGCGTGCGGGTGCGGACGGGATCGAGCTGGACTATTACCTGGACCTGTCCGGCTCGACGTTCTTCACGTTCGCGCTCATGAACTACACGACACCGCGCATCGTGCCTGACGCGCAACGTCACGGGTTCGGTGAGTGGCAGGCGGACGTGGTACTGCGGCTGGTTGATGGCGGGTCGCTCGCGGAGCTCTACACATGAACGTAGAGCGCAACTTCCGCCTGCGGGTGCATGTGCGCGAAATCTCGGGCATCCCGCTCATGGACCCGGACGACACGACCGTGGATTTCACCATCCCCATCGGCGCCATTGCCGCACCGTTCTCATTGCCGGGGCCGATATGCCGGCCGTTTCAGGGCCGCACTGAAACGCAGGGCTGGTCATTCGAGATCATCGACAGCGCGAACGTCATCACGTCCGAACTGGCCGACGCGGGCGGTCGCCTCCACCTCCTAGGGCGTCTGGTGCAGGTGCAAATGCAGGAGGATGGCGGTGCATGGTCGACGGTCGGCACGGCCCGGCTGGCGAACCTGTCACAGACGCAGGGGCCCGGGCGCTACACGCTGTCGCTTGAAGATGAAAGATGGAAAGAGAGGAACTCAACCATCTTCACGCGCTCGGACACGACGTCGCTCTGGCCGCAAGGGCTGCGCTTCCCGTTCCGCCGGTATCCGGCCATCGGGACGTTCACGTGCCGTGTCGGCTTTGCCGTGCTGAATACGGTATGGCTCCAGCCGATCAACGATGACGGGTTCGTAGCATCGAACGTATTGCCGGACACGGCGAAGGTCACGCGTGCGATCGAGGACCTGATCGTCAGTGACGTAAAGGTGGAGCGCGGGTTCTCGTCGTCGGCCACGGTCGGCAACTTCGATACAGTGCGCGTACACTGCGACGGCGTGGAGCGCGAGATCCTGTCCTTCTCCACCACGCGCCTGATCGTACAGGCCCCGGGACAGGGCACGCTCTCCGCGGTCACCGACCCGGACGAGGAGGACCGATTCCTGATGCCGTTCTGGGTCGTGTGGCTGGACACACTGCCATCCGAGGGCGACGAGATAGAGGTCACCATCACGGCGGCCGAGCATGAGCCGGACCCTGCGCTGCCCTACCATGTCGGCGTGGCGGACGGGTCACACGAGTGGGGCTCAGCGACCGGTCACCTGCACCCGTTCGATGCACTGGAGCGCGCGTACATCGAGGCGGGCGTGCGCTACGACCCTGCCGCGATGGCGACGTTACAGGCAGACACGCGCTACGACAAGTCGGCGTGGCGGATCACGAAAAAGCATAAGACGGCCGACTGGGCAGAGGAAGCGATCTACCAGCCGAACATCGTCGTTCCGTTCATCGACAATGAGGGCCGGGTTGCACCGCGAGCCGTGCACCTGCCATCGAATATCGACCCGGTCACGCTATTCGTGTTCGACGCGAGCAATACGAAGGCGCCGCACGTAACGTGGCACCACGGCGTCCGCGAGGTCGTGAACATCGTGAACGTCGAGTATGGCGAGGAACGGTATTTCGATGGTGAGATGCCGGACGACGAGCCGTTGCCTACCGACCGCATCGCCGTCACGCCGCGCACGATCCCGCACGAGCACGACACGATAGACGAACTGGGGCCGAAGCCGCTCACAGTGCGCATGGACGGCCTGCACCGGGGGATCGGGCGCGGGCTGGTCGGTGCGATCGAGGACATGTTCAGCCCGCCCAACGCGCAGGTAAGGGACCACGCCGAGCGGTTCAAGACGGACATCTTCGAGGTGGCTGGCGACGGCCCGCAGTCGGGCACCATACATGGCATGCTGTCCACGTCGTCCGTGGCGGCTGGCGATCTCGTGGTGCTGGATCAGGACGAGATCCAGAACCCGAACCCGGCAGAGAACGCGCGGGGCGGCTCACGCATTGTGCGGATACTCCAGCGCACGTTCCACATCGACGGGTACGAGTTCGAGTACCTGGATGTGGGGGCGGCGCTCCAGCCGCTGGCGGAACCGACGATCGCCATTGCGCTGAACGCTGATGACCCCGCGCACGCAGTAGACATCACGGTGAGCGACGTGCCAGCGGGCGCGAGCGTCACGGTATTCCTTGGCACCGATGACGGCTTCGCTGATCTGGTGCGTCAGCTCGTGGATGTCGGTGCGGGTGTTCATCCGGTACATGGCCTGCCGGCGGGTACCGAGATATTCGCGGCCGGCTATTCCCACGCGCCAGGCCGCACGCGGAGCCTGCTGAGCTCACCCGTATCGGTGACCACGGACGCAGACGCACCCATCGTGCGGGACACGTTCACACTGACGCTACCGGGCGTTGGGAGCGTACTGGCGACGGGTACCGTGAACGCGGTGACACTGGGCGTGGAGCTGGCGTACGAGGCGCACGCGGCAGAGGATGAGCCCGGCCTGTCGTCCACCGTGGATGTCGCGGTAGTGGCGGGCGCGTTCTCGCACGAGTTCGCGGCATCGCTGGTCACGGACGAGGCGTTCAGCGTAGGGGCTACGCCCTACCCGGCGTTCCCTCTGTCGGGTACTCCGGGGGAGCAGGTAGTCCGGTCGATAGCCACGCCGCAGCCGGGCGATGCAATCGGCCCGCACCTCTTGGGCGCCCCGTCGCTCGCCATCGTGGCCGGCGATCTGGTGGTGACATGGTCGCACCTCGCGCATTCGACGGATGCGGGCGGCATCCGCATCTTCTTCATCGCGCACGATTCGACGGAGCGTCCCCCGTTCGGCGGCTGGGTCGACAAGGACATCGATGATGGCTCGCACACGTTCGACAGTTCGCTCCTGACGGGCAAGTTCTTCAGCATACTCGTCGAGGTGTGGTCCGGGTTCTCCGGCGGGCAGATAGCAGGGATACCGGGGTCTGTCCGCATCGGCACGCTCACCATCGAGGTTGCCGGCTACATCTTCATTGGCGATGTCGGCGTCATCCCCGAAGCAATGCTGGAGGATGGCTCCGTCACCGAACCCAAGATTGACGATGCGGCGGTCATCCGGCGGACGATCAACGACCGCGCAATCGGCGCGTTGCAACTCGACGAGAATGTCGTCAGCATTCAGCACCTCGTGGTCGGCAGCTTCGATAACCTTGCAAGCAATCCGGGCTTTGAGAGTGGTTCGGTAGACCCGCACCTGTTCACCGACGCAGGCGGGTCATGGGTAGTGAACAACTCCCTTCCGCGGAGCGGTGTGTTCGTCGCGTCCTATGTGACAACCAGTCAGACGGGGACCGCAGCGATCAGCATCAACGGCCCCGCGAACGATCCGGCCTTGCACCACGCCGCATCCGTAGGCGACCGATTCTATGCGGAAGCGTGGTGCCGATGCTCCACCGGAACAGGTAACGATGTGAGTGTGACGCTACTGTTCCGCGATGCCGCCGGAGCGGCGCTCACGGGCGGTACTACGACGGGGGCGGTGGTCACACCTTCCACGACATACCAGCGCGCTTCACACTCGGCTACCGCACCGGCTGGTACAGCGTTTGTCGCGGCACAGGTCAACGTCGAAAACGACGGCCGGGCGCCATCGATCCGCATTGACGACCTCTACATGCGCCGCATGGTCGAGGGCTCCATCGTCGTCGATGGGACCATACTGGCGCAGCACATCGCCGCGCTGACCATCACTGCCGCACAGATCGCCGCCGACGCAATCACGGCCACGAAGATAGCGGCCGGTGCGGTCACGACGGCAAAGCTGGATGCACTGGCGGTGACGGCAGAGAAGATTGCGGCCGATGCTGTCACGGCTGCGAAGGTTGCTGCGATGGAGATCGTCGCGGGCAAGTATATCCGGTCGGCCAACTATAGCGCGGGCTCTGCCGGTTGGAACATCAACGATACGGAAGCCGAGTTCAACGATGTAACGATTCGGGGGACACTGGACGCCGGCGTGATCGTTTCCGAGGGCGTGCTCGGCACGATGGTCCATGACCACTCCAACACTAACCCAGGGGGCACGACGGGAACGAGTGAGGAGGACTTGATGTCGCGGACACTGCCAACGCTTCTGGACGGCGACATGATTGATTTTGTTGCTATGGGGACAGTGGTCGACGGAAGCGCCACCAAGACCCTGCGGGTGCGGCTCAGCGGTGTGCAGATCGCCTCAATCACACTGCCCGGTACCGGGCATACTCGCTGGTCGTTCCGAGGACATCTGATAAAGGACGTATCTAGCACATGGATTCACATCGATTCCAAGGCAGCGGCGGGGGCAGTGTTGGTCGGCGCTTCCGGCGTTTCGGCGGAACTGAGCGGCGCCATTCTGAAAGTCACGGGGCAAACAGCCAACGCCGCGCAGAACGTGTTCGGCGGGGCATTCGTAACCACGGCGACCAATAAGAGGCCGTGATGCTATTCCACCCGCACCCGATACCGGCCACCTATCGGCGCCCCCGCAATGTAGAGCGGGTAGGTAACCACGACGGGCCCGACCGGCGGGCTCGATTCCACGCGGTAATGCCTGCATACGGGCCCTGTCGCGGGCGTTATGCCCAGCACGGGGATGGCAATGAACTCGCCGCCCGGGTCGGCAATCTGGCACTCTACCGTGGCAGTATCGCCAATGTCGGCGCTGAGAGTGATGCTCGCGGCAGCAATGTCGCCCTCGAACGTCCAGACTTCGGGTTCGGTCGGACTGTCACACGCCGCCATGAGCGGGATCAGGAACAGCCATCGCATGTGTTTCATGTAGCCTCCAGAAGGGGAACCAAGTATAGCGCCCTCGCCCTGCTCATCCTAGCCGGAGCCTGTGACAGCGGGCCAAGGAGCCGTCCGCCAGCGCCCGTCAGTGAGCCGCCAGCGGCCCTGGTACTGCCGAGTGAGCCGATCCCACCCGAGTACTTCGGAGTGCACTACGTCTCTGCGTGGGCGAGCCCTGCACCGTTCCCTACGGCGGCCGGACTGTTCAGGATTCACGACGCGACCCATCGGTGGAATAGCCTGCACACCGGCCCCGGACAGTGGGACAGCGCAGCCATCGAGCGCCTCGATGCGGTGCTGATATTCCGTGACCGCTACGCGCCGGGTGTGCCGGTCATTTACGTGATTGCCGGCGGCGGAGACCGGGGCGGATGGCTCCCGGACTGGTTAAGCCCGGGCGACTTCGCAGGCCCGTTCCGCGAGCACATGCAGTTCATGGCGGACCGTTACGGTGAGCGTGTGGAGTATGTCGAAGTGCTCAACGAAGCGGACGCGGGCAACTGGTTCGACGGCACCGTCGAGATGCTGGTCGACCTGACGCGCATCGTGGATGAGGAATGGCCGGGCAAGGTGATAGCGCCGAGCTTCACCGAATCGGGTCACGCGATGATGCGCGAGTTCTACGCCGCGGGCGGCGGCCAGTATGTGGACATCGTCGGGTGGCATCACGGCGTAGATGACCCCGAAGGTGACACGGTAGCCATCAAGGAAGCCGTGGCAATCGCGGGGGAATTGCCGCTCTGGACCACGGAGATGAACGTGGCCGGCGGCGCGGCCGAGTTGATGCGGACCTACATCATCCATTGGCTCTACGGTGCGAAGTCGGTCGGCTACTACTCGTGGGAGATGTCGTCGTACAACGTACCCGGCACGTTCGCGCACACGTCAAATGCCGATGGCAGCCTGACGGAAGCGGGGGAGGCGTACATCCGCCTGCAATCATGGCTGGTCGGCCGGACGGTCACGGGGCTCGCGATAGACGGCGAGCGGTGGACGGTCAGTCTGGATGATGGCCACGTCATTTCGTGGAGCAACGACATGCCGGTGCGGCACTAGATTATTTCAGGGTAGCGAACATCACGCATTGGACCGGAGGCACACATGAAGCCGTTACGTCTGTTGGCGCTCGCTGTCGGGCTGTCGCTCGCGGCATGCGCTCCGGCGGATCAGCCGGAGAT